TTAGATCCTTTTTTTACCTTACCTGTTACTGCTGTTTTTAATTTTGATCCGGGATTGTCTTTTCTATATTTTTTAACACCAGCCTTAGTCATACCTGCGCCAGACTTTGTGGACCTGTAATATTTTTTAGTTCTTGGTGGCTGTTTATCTTTCATTATTCTAATATTAATTTTTTGATTGATTTTTCACCCATATAAATTTCTATTTCTGCTTTTGATTTAATACATTTATACTCTACATTACTACTTGGATTTCTGTTGGCAATTCTTTTACCACGCAAACATTCTGACATAGTAGGTTGTATTCTATGTTCTTTAATTTCATGGTTTACTATCATTAATAATGCTATTACTGTTTCAACCATTAGTGTGCACCATTACCATTTGCTCTAACTTTATCTTTTAATTCTTCAACATCATTTAATGCTTTTTCTAATTGTGCTTTTAAAAATTCTATATTAACTTTGTTCGTCATATTTTGTTCTTGAGTTATTTCTAATTTTTCTGTTGTTTTATATAAATCTTCAATCAACATATATTGTTCTTGATCAGTTGGTAGTTGTTCAGATTTTTTAAGTAGATCCGCTTGGAATAGTTCTCTTGATGTCTCAAGAGATGTAAGTCTGGCAGTGAGCTCTGTATAGGCAAAAATACCAGAAGCTACAGCAACAATTATACCAATCATATTTTTGATAGGCATACTTACTGATGTTTTATCTGATACCTTCATTTTTTTTTCTTTTTACATTTACAGCGTGGTGTAAATAATTTGTCTACCCAATTACAAAGTATATCTAATTTTCCAAAAAAATTGTAGATAAATTTATCAATCATTGAGCTGGTCCTCCACAGAAAGCCAACAGTATCATCATTATTATAAGAACACCTGTAAAGTAATAGTTCATACTGTCTACCTCCATAGGTCATTCCTTATATTGTTAATTATGTGATGATGGCAATAACTAATACAACTGCTACAACAATCACTATTTCTCTGTGATCTGTCCAATAGTGCATAGCTGAATCTTTAATTTTATCAATCATATTTATCTCCTATGACGTTTTAATATAAGATATTACTTACCCTGTCCACGATTTTTTGATTTGCCTTTTTGTCTCTTCTTATTCTTATTCATAGAAGATAACTTAGGTCGTCTACCTATACTTGTTTTTTTTGGTATTCTGACGTGCTCTAGTTTTTCTAGATGAAATTTTTTTTTTGCCATTTTTTCCTGTTTGTTGGGATAATAGACTTACTTTTTTACCATACTGTTGTACAAATAGTTTCATTATTTTTTAACTAATGAACCACCAAAGTATAAACCTATTATTGCTGACACTAAGTTAGTATCTAGCGGTGTAATAACCAAACTGTTTGAGGATAGTGTTATCCATTTCATAACTTCTTTTTCTGGTATAAAGAAAAATGCAGGTTTAAATTCCAAGTAACCTACAATAACACTTGTGTCTGGTGATAATACTGGCATTAGTTTTGGCAACAATACTATTGCAAAGACAGCTACTAAAGCTATAATTCTTCTGGTCCATTGAAAGCCTTTGTTGTTATACTCTCTTGCATCTTTAAACC